AAGTGTAGGTAAGACTTAGTTAGATCTGGATTGCTGTCTAGAAAGTCATCCGTGGCGCTTCGAAGGTTCTTTAGATGGTTGTGCTTTACGTACTTATCTGGTAGCTTCGAAACTTCCCTGAAGAGTCTAGTCTTTTTAACTGTTGACCTTGGCATCTGAATTGTGTCGTATATTTGACTTAAACAAATTTACATCATGAACCCTAAGGACACCCTCTTCTTTGCCGAAATGTATTCTCTCGTCAAAAAGATGGAGGACGTAATTGATGAGTTCGAAATGAAAGATAGAACCCTAGCCTCTATTGTGATCGGAGTCATAGACTTTGATTCTGTTGAGGAGGGGGATGAGAGCGCTGAAATGAAAACCATGTACAGCTTTAACCTGGAAAGCCGACAAGAGCTAGACACGTTGAAAAGCATAATGGACAGCGCATATAAAGAAGAAGACTCATTGGATGACCTGCTTGGTGACCTGGGAATATCCCTGAACTAATGGAAGGACTTATTAGAAAAATTATTATCGGGCTAAACCCGAAAGAAGGTATGGCTTATTACGTAGGTATGAGAGCAGGCAACGGCTTGGTATCTGCTATTATTTTAGATGATGAACTGCTGTTCAAGAAATCAATAAAAAGGTATCTTGTCTATATAGAGCGCGACGGATCTACAATGCTATGGAAAAGCGTGGAAGAGATGCCATGCATAATTGAATTTGACTTAAATTTTTAACATGAAAAGTCTAAATAACTTTATTGTTTATCTCGAAAAGAAGTTTGAAGACGAGATAGAAACAGAAGGTGGTCTAAAACTTTACATAGACACCAAATTTGAACCATTTAAAAACAGGGTAAATGAAGGAGAAGTTATTGCTGTTCCTGCAAAACACGAAACAGGCGTTGAAGAAGGTGACACACTTTACTTTCATCACCTCGTTGTTATGGCTGATGCTCAGCCTCTTCCTGTTGACGATAATCATTACGTTGTTCATTACCATCCTGATCACGCCATCAGTTCTCAAGCTTTTGCTTACAAGTCTAAAAAGACTGGCGAGGTCCATCCTCTCTCTACGTGGTCAATTCTCGAACATATTGATCAAGAAGAAGAGGTTAAATCGGACATTATTGAAATTATTGAGGTTAAAGAAAGACAAGTCAAGAAAGCTAAGGTCGCTTTTGGTAGCCATAAGCTAGATGAGCTAGGCGTTAAAAAGGGAGACGTCGTTGCTGTAAAGAAAGACTCAGATTACTCATTTAAGATAGATGGGGATACTTTTTACAGGACCCGCTTGGATGACATGTATTACGTAGATATTTAAATGGCTAGTAAATTCACTACGGTAAGCGCCGCCAGGAGACTTATGCAGAGCATGGAGGTAGCTATTAATAACATGATTGAAGAGGTAAAGAAGCCTGTCGATCCTGAGGCGGGGGGCTCTGCGCGTAAGGCCGAGCTCCAATCCATAAAGCAAACTGCTATTGACTGTAAAGAGCTTTTGGTGGAGCGCCAGAGGCTAGAACAAATGGTTAAAGAACTAAACGACAATGGAGAAATCGAAAAAGACAAAGACTACTCAGGAGGATTCGCAGAGCGATTCTCAAAATAACCCAAGCGGACTTGTATATTGGGATGACTATGATTTTGAAAACCAAACAGTTACAAGCGGTCACTTAGAGGTTAACTATACGCCCTCGTAGCTCAGCTGGATAGAGCAACAGCCTTCTAAGCTGTGGGTCCTAGGTTCGAGTCCTAGCGGGGGTACTAATTAAATTAAAAATCATGCCTGATCTTATTTGCGAGAAATGTAAAGCAGAGAAATCTGTGAGAAGCCTTACCATGAAGTTTAAGAACGGCAGCGTTTACTACCCTGAAGGGCAGTGCGAATGCGGTGAACAAATGGAGATAAAAAACCCTAAAGAAGGCGTACCTTCGCTTGGCAGAATGAACTCACACGGACAGAGTTATTGATGTCTAATTTAATCGACATAAAAGGTTATGAAGCTAAGGGGATTAAGATCGACCCTAACGGTACAGAAGGAGAAACTATCGAGCTCCACGGGTTACTCGTGGTACTACCAAAGAAACCGCGCAAATCGGAAATTCTCTTCCATGACCAACCAAAGAAGTTGCAGCTGTGGAAACGCATCTCTATGCCAGAGGAAATGCGTAGGATACGCAGTATGGATGAGTGGTTCGAAAAACCTTCCGAGTTTCGGAACAAGTTTCGTTCTTACATCGAACAAGAGTTTCAGCGTAGGCGTGACGGTGTATGGTTTTACAATAATGGGGAACCTACGTATATTACAGGGAGACATTATATGTTTCTACAATGGTCTAAAATTGATATCGGATACCCATCATACCTTGCTTTCCAAAAAGACATCTTTACCCACATGGCTGCTTGTGAAGCTGATCCTCGTTGTTTCGGTCAGCTTTATACTAAGTGCCGTCGTTCTGGCTACACTAATGTATGCTCTTCTGTCTTGGTGGATGAAGCTAGTCAAGTTAAAGAGAAGCTTCTTGGCATACAGTCGAAGACTGGTAAAGACTCACAGGAGAACATATTCATGAAGAAGGTGGTTGCGATATTTCGCAGCTACCCATTCTTCTTCAAGCCCATCCAGGACGGTACCACAAACCCCCGTATGGAGCTGGCATTTCGTGAGCCCTCTAAGCGTATTACGAAAAACAACAAGACTTCTCAGATTGGTGACGCCCTCAATACGGTAATCAACTGGAAGAACACCACCAATAACGCATATGACGGTGAGAAGCTACATATGTTGTACCTCGATGAGGCTGGTAAGTGGGAGAAGCCTACCGACATCAGGGAAGCCTGGAGGATTGAGCGCACTTGCTTGATCGTAGGTAAGAGGGTAGTTGGCAAGGCCCTCGTGGGAAGTACGGTAAACCCCATGAACAAAGGAGGAGAGGAGTACAGAGAACTGTGGGCTGACTCTGACCCCAACGAAAGAAACCAGAACGGAAGAACTAGGTCTGGACTATACAGAATATTCATCCCAGCCTATGATGCGCTGGAAGGCTTCTTCGATGTTTACGGCAATGCTGTTGTTGAGGACCCCTCTCAAAGCGCACACATACAAGGCATAGACGGAGAGGTCGTCGATCAAGGCAGTAAGACCTACCTCAAGAACGAGCGTAGCTCTTTTAAGAATGACCCCTCTGAGCTAAATGAGATTATTAGGCAGTTCCCTTTCACTGAGGACGAAGCGTTTAGAGATAGTATCGAGGGTAGTCTATTTAATATAGGTAAGATCTACCAGCAGATAGAGTTCAATGAGGATATGTTCCCTAACCCCGTAGTAAGAGGTAACTTCATATGGACTAAGAAAGACGAAGAGGTTGTATTTTCTCCAGACCCTAATGGTAGGTTTAGAGTATCCTGGATGCCCCCTGACAATCTAAGAAATCAAAAGAAGGATGAACGAGGCAAAAAGGTGGCCCCTAACGGCCATATCGGTGTTGGAGGGGTTGACTCATATGACCTAGACGCTACAGTGGACGGAAGGGGATCTAAGGGGGCTCTACACATGTATAATAAGTTTAGTATGGACGCCCCTGCAAACATGTTTGTGGTTGAGTATGCTTCTCGTCCTGACCTGGCTAGTATTTTCTATGAAGACGTTCTGATGTGCGCTTTCTTTTACGGGTACCCTTTGCTTGTAGAGAACAATAAGTACGGTATCGTAAGGTACTTTGAATCAAGGGGTTACGACGGTTACTTAATGGACCGACCTGACTTCCTCAAGACAGGAAACTCCTCGGTGAATGTAAGAACCAAAGGAATTCCATCTAACTCACAGGATGTGATACAGTCTCACGCCCAGGCTATTGAGGCGTACATACACGATCACGTAGGTATAAAGGCTGAGACTGAGGAGTTTGGGAACATGTACTTCAACCGAACTCTAGAGGATTGGATTGCATATAAGATAGATAAGCGGACTAAGTTTGACTTAACTATTAGTTCTGGTTTAGCCCTTCTTGGTGCTCAAAAGTCAAAGAAAGAAAAGATTGTTTCTGACTTCAAAGACAGGAAGTTCTTCAGAACACATAGACCTAAAGCCTGGCACTTCTAGTTTTACTATATTTGCATTGGAGTTATAAAAACTCTACTCATTGCAGATGTACAGTAACAACAAAAACTCTTCTAGCTTTCCAGACCCTTTAGCTCCTTCCGATCAAAAAGAAAGCAAAGATTATGGCCTTAAGTATGCTAAGTCCATATATCATCAGTGGGGTAAAATTGACGAAAACGGATCTAACTACACCAAGAGAAAAAAGGTATTTGAAAGAAACAGGAAGTACGCTAATGGTACTCAAGATACCAGTATATATAGAAGTTTACTAACTTCTTTAGACCCCAATAACGGGGACGGAAGTATGCTGAATATAGATTTTACTCCTGTCCCTATCCTGCCTAAGTTTGTCCGTATTGTAGTAAATAAAATCCTCTCTCTATCTCCTTACCCTAATTTAGAGGCTATAGACCCTCTTTCCTCCTCCGATAAGGATAAGGAGAAGCGTAAGATCGAAATGATGATTGAGGCTAAGCAGCAGTTGGCTAAAATCGAAGAGAAGACTGGGGTTAGCGTAGGGATGAAGTCAAAGGATATACCAGAGACTTTAGAGGAGGCCGAGATCTTCATAGGGAATAATATTAAATCTTCCTCTGAAATAGCTGCTCAGATAGCCACTAACCTAACCCTTGAGTGGAACGATTTTAATGACTCTACTTTCAGGAGGTGTGTTAATGATTTAGCTGTTATTGGGATGTCTGTGGTTCAAAGAACTAACGACCCAGAGTACGGGATTAGAACTGAATACGTAGATCCATCTTCCTTTATTCATAGCTACACTGAAGATCCAAACTTCGGCGACTTGACTTACGCTGGTTGTGTAAAGTACGTTACCGTACAGGAGTTAAGGAGATTGGTTGGAAATCAACTCACAGATGATGAGTTTAAGTCTGTATCTAAATCGGCTCAAAAAAGATATGGGAGCAATAACAATCTCACCACTCAAACTGCTCACGGTGCTGGAGCAAATCATGCGTCTAAAGGGTCTGCCGATCAGAAGATTGGAATTTTGGACTTTGAATTTATGTCTGTTGATTGTGAGTATTTTGAAAGCAAAGAAAGCAGGTACGGAAATGTAGGGTTCTACTCTAAGGGAGGGTCTTATAAAACGCAATCAGAATCTGTATTTAACAGGGAGATGTCTAAGCTTGAGTCTGCTTCTGTTTATGGGGGTAGCTACATCATAGGCACTGACTTTGTTTTTGATTACGGCAAGAAGAATAACATACCTAAGAATATTCACGATATATCTAGGACTAACCTCTCTTTTTCTGTTTGCTCTACGAACTTAATGGAGATGCTTCCTAAGTCTATGGTTGATAGCTGTATCGGATTTGCCGATCAGTTGCAGCTAACTCATTTGAAGATCCAGCAGGCAGTGGCTAAGGCGAAGCCAGACGGAATCATAATTGACATCGAGGGCTTAGAAAATGTTCAGCTAGGTAAAGGTGGTGATCTACAGCCACTTGATCTTCACGATATCTACGAGCAGACTGGTGTATTCTACTACAGAAGCAAGAATCCAGAGGGAGGATTTCAGAACCCACCTATTAGAGAAATCGGGAATAGTATTCGCAACATCAATGAGCTCATCGGTTTATACAACCACTACCTGCGTATGATCCGTGATGCTACGGGGATTAACGAGGTGATGGATGCTTCTTCACCAAAGGGAGACGCCCTGGTTGGCGTTAGGCAGCAGGCTTTAGCGGCAGCCAACAACGCTATATATGACATCACTAACTCTTCTATGGTTCTGTACAAGAAGGTTTGCAGCGATATTGTTAAGTGCCTCCAGGTAATTCACCCAGAGTCTGTTCTGTATAGGATTTATGAGAATGCTATAGGAAAGGAAAACATGAAGGTGCTTAGCTCTTTCAGGGACTTAGCTATGTATAACTTCGGTGTACGTGTAGTTAAGGAAATGGAAGAGGCTGAGCGTCAGTACCTTGAGCAAAACATTCAGATTGCTTTGTCTCAAAAGGAGATTGACCTAGAAGATGCTATCGCAGTTCGTCAACTCAAGGACATTAATCAAGCTGAGCGTTTGTTGATAGTGCGTCGTAAGAAGCGTATTGCTATGAATCAGCAGATTGCCATGCAGAACTCTCAGCAGCAGGCTCAGATCCAGCAGGCATCTGCCCAGGCTACATCTCAGGCCAAGCAGCAAGAGATGCAGATTGAGGCTCAGCTAAAGGCTCAGGAACTACAGCTTAAGATGCAGCTTGAGGCACAGCTTGAGGAGGTGAAGCACGGGTTTAGAAAAGAGATTGAAATGATCAAGGCTCAGGCCACGCTTGGATTCAAAGAAGACGACGAAAACTTCAAAGAGAAGCTCGAAGTACTTAAAGAAGACAGGAAGGATGAGAGGGTGAAGAAACAGGCCGTTGAGCAGAGTAAGTTGCTTTCTCAGCGTCAGGGAGAGAGAAGTGAGCTACCAGAAGAATCAGGAGATATTACATCAGAAATACTAGGCTAATATGGATAAGGTTTTAAACTTAGACAGGTCACAGCGTCTTGATTTAATATGTAGGAAGGGGGATACATTTACCCTTAATTTAGAGCTTAAGGATGATGACGGTGTGGCTCTTGATCTTAATAATCAAAGAAATAAATACACCTTTAAGATGGACGTTCGCCCAAGCGACACATCTGATCTTAATATAGTTGACGTAACCCCTAAGATATCTTTAGACACTCCTGGCCTGGTCACCTTTTCCGTAGATGCTGTTGACATGATTATGGACTCTGGTCTTTATGTTTATGATGTTCAGCAAACCAGAACAGATATGTCTGCGGGTTCAAATGGTTTGGTCCTATCGGTAGACACATTGATATACGGAACCTTCAAGGTAAATGAAGACGTGACTATAGCTCAAAAGTAATGGCGAAAATAAAAATTACAGTATCTAAGGGTCCTCAGGGTGTCCAGGGTATTAAAGGCGTTCGAGGTGAGCAAGGTGATAACGCTTATCAGGTATGGTTAGACGAAGGAAATACTGGAACTGTACAAGACTACTTAGACTCTCTGATTGGCCCACAGGGTGAACAGGGTGAACAGGGTATTCAAGGTGAGCAGGGCATTCAAGGTGATCAAGGTGAACAGGGTGAAGAGGGCCCACAGGGTGATCAAGGTATTCAGGGAGAGCCTGGTATTGACGGAACTGTAATTGACGATATCAACGATATAGATAACGTAACTGTAGACTTTGATACATCTAATCTAACAACTCAGGTTATACCGACTGTTGGAAATGTAAGCCCTGTTTCTCAGAGAGCTTTGGTTTGGGATCCAGTAGATGACAAGATTAAACTTCTTGAAGATGCTCCTGGCACTTATGTCGTAGCAGCTATTGGGGGTAGTCCATCAGCTGGATATCAATTTGTTAGCCCTATATTCTCTTCAACAACAGGAGGCTCTATACCTGGTCTTTTTGCCAATGACGCTACTATATCTGTAAATGAGTCTGGTCAAATACCAACCTCTACCAACCTATACGTAAACGGTAACGCAAGGTTTAATGGAGCTATACAGGTGGGTGACACATCTAGCGTATCCTATTCTTTGCCATCAGCAGATGGCTCTGCTGGTCAGCTATTACAAACTGACGGAAACGGGGCTGTTTCTTTCGTTGACTTTTCTGGATCACCCTGGACAACCTCAACTAACGACATCTACTACACCGCAGGCAACGTAGGTATCGGAACTACGACACCTGCTGAATCCTTGGATGTTGTTGGACAACTTCAATTGAAAGATTCTGCCACTGGGGGTAATATTCTAATAAACGCTGGAACGAACACAATAACGACTGGAACTAAAAACGTTGCTATTGGCGATGGAACTGGTCAATATGTTCTTGGGACTAGCTCTGTGGCTATTGGTGAAGGAGCTTCGGCGGGAGGCACTTACAACATAGCTATTGGAAAGGGTTCTGGTAAGCTTAGTTCCGCTTATTCTGATAATATTTTTTTAGGAAGAAATGCGGGTAGGGGAGCGGCCTGGATTGTCCAATCTGGAATCGCAATTGGCTATAACGCTATGGGGGCGGCCAATGGGGGTGTTCACTCTATCGCAATGGGCACAGAAAGCCTTTATCAAACTCAGTTTCAAGACGGACATCATATAGCCCTTGGGAATAGAGCTATGAGGGTATCAAATGGAGACAACAACGTAGCCATTGGTAGCAACTCAATGTCTACTATAGTAGGCTCGAACAACGTGGCTGTTGGTGTAAATTCTGGTGGGGTATACAATAGTATTAGAACTTATAGCGACAACGTAGCTATTGGGTCTACTGCTGGTCAGCAAAATAACGGCGGCGCAAACGTTTTAGTAGGTTTTGAATCTGGCAAGGGGACAGGCGGCTCATCCACATTCTCCAACACAGTGGCTGTAGGCTACCAAGCATTAACAGCTTTAACTACAGGTACAGAGAATACAGCTGTTGGGTATCAAGCTAGCACGGCTCTAACTACAGGGAGTCAAAACACTACGCTTGGCTATCATGCTGGTTTATCTTTATCCACGGGGAATAAAGTTGTGGCTGTAGGTTATCTAGCGGGTCATGCCACAACAGGGTCGAATAGCGACCATGGCCAAACCTTTGTTGGGTGGAGAGCTGGGCTTAACATGACGTCTGGCGCCCAGGGAGTAACAGCTATTGGGTCGCAAGCTAGAGGAAAAACTAACGGTAGTTGGATGACTGTGGTAGGGAATAACGCCTATTCCAGTAACACTTACGGAACCGCCATTGGTTCTAACGCAAAGACGGGTGGTTATGGTGTTGCTGTTGGTTCAAGCGCAGGAGATAGCAATGCTGGAGGTACTTACATAGGCTATAATTCAGGGGGTAATAACGGAAGCAATAATACTGTTGTAGGGGGAGGAGCTGGAAAAGGTTCGGGTTCTTATAACGTTTCTGTCGGTGAAAGTTCTGGAAGTTCCATGACGACTGGAGCTAGTAATGTTCTTATTGGGTACTCATCTGGGTCTGCGCTTACCACAGAGTCCAACAAGCTCTACATAGAGAACTCCAACTCTACTACCCCGCTTATATACGGGGAGTTTGATAACAAGAAAGTAAAAATCCACAACAGTCTTGTGGTTGGGGTTAGAGGTGATGACACTGGTAATGCTGGAACCTTAACAATTAATGGTGATGCTGCGGCAGGACATAATCCTAAATTGATCTTGGATGGGGGGTGGCATGGAAGTGCTGATAAGTTAATTGTTGAGATAGGAGACCATAGTAATTATGGTCCTACTTTCAAAGCGAATCAGTATAGATTTGCTGAAACCAATGGGGATAAAATATTAGATTTATCTGGAGGTAGTGATTTAGGTGTTTCTATAAGTGGTAATGTTGTTAACTTAAGTGGTGGGATACTAGGACAAGGAATGCACCTTAGAACAGCAGAAAACCTGCAAACATTCCAGCACACAGCATTTGTTTATGACTGGTTAGAATGGACAGGAAATAGCTCTAGTACTCAAGGTTATGACTTTCACACCTACACCCATAAGAACGTTCTCAAGCTAGATGGAACTAACGGTCAAGTTTCTGTAAAGAACAGAAACATGCTGATCGGGACAGAAGTAAACAACCCTTCCCTCGGTTTCAACAGTGTGTTTGAGTTTGCGGATGGTGGAACAAGTAATTATGCGTCTCAACTTGTTTTTAGACCTCGTGGTAACCAAACTAATTACAACAACAACTACTGGGGCTCTATTGGTTGGGACCCTTCTGGAACTATTCAAGGTCTTCAGATAAATACTGGAAACTATACAAATAACATATGGTTTACCTCAAGCGTCCCAGGCGCTTCAACCCCGCGTGTCTACGGTCACTGGACCTCCGACGGTCTTAAAGTTGGTAATGCTTATAGTAACACTTTTGGAAGTGCCACGGAAAGACTAGATGTTGTAGGTAATATAAAAGCCAGCGGTGTAATTAAGGTTAGCGGTATCGAGGTAGGTGACTTAACAGGCACGGGGTACGCCCTACCTACGGCCACTGGAACGCTTGGTCAGGTGCTCGAAGTAGACGCTAATGGTGATCTTGCTTTCGCCACGCCTTCTGGTGGTGGTGGAGGAGGATCAGGAGGAATAGGTACAGCTGATCAGACGCTTGACGCAGACAGAACCATTGACACAAACGGCTTTAACCTCGATATAGAACTCGACCCAACAGGCACTGCGGACACCTTTACAATACACGACGGTACGCACGACTTATTCCAAGTAGACACCACAACTACAGGCACGCTGTTTGGTGTTAATGATGTTTCTGGCCTCCCTATGTTCCAGAGTAATTCTGACGGAACTATGGCTTTGCCTCAGATCCTCACATCAGCACCTACAGCTACAGCACCTGAAGGCACTATGCAGTTAGGGATTGTATCTAACACCTGCTATCTTTACGTGTACATCAACGGTGGTTGGAAGAGCACCACTTTAACTTAATATAATGCATTTCGATAACAGACACTACGTAGTCTTTGACCTCTCAGAGGTAGACACGATCGACTTCTCAGAAGTCATGGAGACATCAGCAGAAACGCTGAGAAAGAACTTAGCAGAGACTCAGAGCTTTGTCAAATATGAAGGTGATATGCCTTCTTCGGTAACAGCTTTGACTACAAAATCGCAAGAGTACACTCACGAAGAGATATTGGCTCTCTTAGCTGGAGAAGAATGGACCGATCCTAACGCAGAGATCTAAATGGGTGGGTTTGCAAATAACGCACCTATCGTAACCGATGGGTTAGTATTCTATGTAGACGCAGGGAATGGGAATAGCTATCCTGGTAGCGGAACTACTTGGAGTAATTTGGTTTCGGCAAATAATGGGACGTTAACTAATGGGCCAACGTATGATTCAGCCAATGCGGGTAGCGTTGTGTTTGATGGAGTTGATGATTACACACAATTTAATCAATCCATATCATTAACCGAAGCTACTTTTATAGCTTGGATTAAAAGAGATGGACAACAAAATACCTGGGCTGGAATCTTATTTTCTAGAGGAGGAGGAGGAGGAGTTACTGGTTTAGGATATAGGTCTAACAACAACCAAATTGGATACCATTGGAATGGTTCTAGCGCCACCTGGAATTGGTCAAGTGGTTTAACTACCCCAAATGGTGAATGGTTTATGGCTGTAATTTCAGTGAGCAGCACAGGACTTACAGCATATTTATGTAAAGAAAGCGGTATAACATCTGCGACAAATTCTAATAGTCACTCTCCATCAACTTTGGGTAACTTAGTTATAGGTAGAGACCCACATAGTGTTGGTAGAAGTATGTCTGGAAATTTTGCTATTGGCCAAATATATAATAGAGCACTCACCTCCACGGAAGTCACTCAAAACTATAATGCTTTAAAGAACCGTTTCGTATGAGCGTAAAGAGCAACATAGGGGTAGTAACTGACGGGTTAGTTTTTTACGTGGATGCAGGTAATGATAACTCGTATCCTGGTAGCGGGACTACGTGGACTGATTTAGCAGGTAGTAGTAATGGTACATTAACTAACGGGCCTACATTTGATTCGGCGAATGGTGGTAGTTTTTCCTTTGATGGGACTGATGATTCTGTACCTATAGATGTTAGTGGCTTATTTCCCACAGGTAACCAATCCCATAATTTATCTATTAACTGCTGGGTTAAATTACCAAATACTACACAAAACGTAATATTTTTTGGGTCTAGATATGGAGATAGGCTTTATTTAATGATGTATAATGGAAAATGGACGATAGGATGGGGCGGAGGATGGCAACAAGGGGTTATTGATGCTACTACAAACTGGACAAATGTATGTGCCTCTATTGCTAATGGAGTTGCAACACTTTATGTTGATGGAGTAAGCGACGCTACAAAAACAGACACTTCATTATCAATTCCCTCAATTCTTCCTATTGGTGCTTATTATTATAATGGAGTATGGAACCCTGGTCAATCTTACCCAAATTCAATATCTAATGTAAGTTTTTACAACCGCGCCCTATCAGCAGCTGAAATCTCACAAAACTACAACGCTCTAAAAAACAGATTCATATGAGTTATTCATTTGGGAAAAGCATAGTGACGGATGGGTTGGTGTTCTACGTGGATGCAGCTAATGGTAATAGCTATCCAGGATCTGGGACTACTTGGTATGACTTAGTTGGCGGCAATGATGGGACATTGACTAATGGACCTACATTTGATTCGGCGAATGGTGGCAGTATTGTATTTGATGGGAGTAATGATTATGTAGAAACAAGCTCTGCTTTGGGGTTAGGGGGTAACAAATCTAAAACCTTTTGCCTTTTTGCAAATCTTGGTTCGTATGGCGGCCAAAGGAGTATATTTGAGTATGGAGTAACCACCACCGCTGCTCACTTTGCCTTAGAGACTAAAAGTTCGTCTCAAATTCAATTCAATGGGTGGTACCGAGATGTTTTAGTTAACTATTCATATGGTCAATGGTCTTACTTAACCGTAACCCACGATGAGTCCTCTAACACTACGTCAGTTTTTAATAATGGAACTTTATTAGGAAGTGACACAAGTAATCCTCTTAACACCACAGACAATACTTTAAAAATTTCAACTGGTCGGAAGGGCGCGAATCCGATGGATTTAAGTGTTTTTCAAGTCTATAACCGCGCTCTCTCTGCCTCAGAAATCACGCAAAACTACAACGCCCTTAAAAATAGATTTATTTAATTATCTTTGCGCTAAACTTTTTAATTATGGCATTTACATTTCAATCTAAATCCTGGTCTATCGCAGGTGAGAAAGAGTTCGAAAATCACTTCACTCTTCTGAATCCAACGCTATCGGTAATGCAGGTAAGCGTACACGAAGAGAACGTATACATCTCTATGCAGGCTGTAGAGAACGGAGGGGTGTTCGTACACAACTTAAACGTTCAGTACAACAACGCCGCTGGAGAGACAGACTTGGATGTGATCGTAGACGCAGCTGTCGCTCAGGCATTCCCTGAGGCTACTGCGGTATAATACAGCTAACAACATCATAAAGAAGGCCCGCGAGGGCCTTTTTTTATTTGCTTATCTTTGTTTCATGGCTGTAATTGTAGGAGATACCATAGAGATTATTGTTTCTAACCCAACGGTTAAAAATACAATTAGCGTATCAACGCCAGTTCCAAACAATACGATTACGGTCTCTCAAGGCTATGTTGCTGCTGTAGGCTCTGGGGATGGGTCTGATAGCGGAGGAACAGTAACTAGCATAACAGCTGGGGACGGACTCATAGGCGGAATTATAACCACATCTGGAACCATAAGCCTTTCAGACACTGATGTAACCCCAGGTCGATACACTTCCGCGAACATTACCGTAGACGAAAAAGGCAGGATTACATACGCTACAAATGGATCTACAGGCACTGGAGGTGATGGCGAGGCGCTAACCACTCAGGTTATAAACATAACCAACAACGACCCTGCTTTCGATCATATGAGTACGCCTATATCTATAGGCACTTCTCTAGAGGATATACTCATTGATATGCTTGAAAAATACATATCAACCTCTATATCGCTTAATGCCTTAAAAGTTTCTTTCCTTTCTACTGAGAATGAATGGAGCTCTTTTTCAGCTGTTTCAAACTTTGACGACTTAGAGGTAGGTGCTGGAGTTAGGATTAGTGGATTTTCTCAGTCCATAGGAAATCCAGATCAAACTCAAGACGATTCTGTGAGCGTACTTCAAAACAACTCTATTTATGAGCAAGGGTTTCCAGACAATAATTTAAGTCCTTTTTTCTCTCAGGTCTTAGAGATAGTGCCTTCTTTCCCTACTTCTCGTTCATTTAGGCTTACAGCTATAGACGAGGGTGGAGATGAAGACATAATAATCTATTCAAATACAAGAACGATAAGATGGAAGAATAGAGTTAAAGTAGGCTCCAGCTCAACGGGTTCTGTCTATGGGTCCGCTAATGCTCAAGTACTTTTTGATGGTTTATCTACTATTTTTAATGATTTAATTAATGAGTCTACAATAACCGCCACTGCCGATCAATCTTCTGATACTGACGGTAACTATACGTATATTATTTACCCTACTAATTTTGGATCTATAAGTAGCGTTATACAGGGGGGGACAGACAATGTTACGGCTGACTTTTCAGTACTTATAAATCAATCTAATAATCAGGATTTTTTCAATATCGAAAATGAATACGGAGTTGTTTCTCAATACAGTATTTACAGGTCTAATGATAGTGGTGCTTTTGCCCCAGGACTAACCATAACTATATCGTTCTAATGCCAGTATTTCCAGGAAAAATAAGACACAACAATTCTTTAAATCCTATACTGGATGTAAACGACAATCAGGTAAAAGGTTATGGTATTTTTCAGTCTGCTGATGATAGATCCAATCTTTCATCTAAGGTTCAGACTGGTGGATTTCTTGCTGTTACCCAGATTGATGACACCTATAAGGCTTTTGTTTTTACTGGGTCTGAATGGGATGAAGACTCTTCTTGGGTTGAAATAGGCTCAATACCAGGAGGTAAAAAGAATTCTGTTTTATCAAAGCTTAGCGATAGCCAATCAGACTACGACTGGACGGAGACACCTCAATTTGAAGCTGTTTCTATTACTCAAAACAGTAATAGCAATGCCCCTTCAATTAACCTATTTAGATCTAGAGGATCTGAAGACTTACTTACTGAGACCTTTTCTGGTGATGTTATAGCTCAAGTCGCTTTCTTTGGTTCTAGCATAGGTGGCGATCAAGCAACGGCTGGCAAGATGGTGTTTACTCAGGTTCAATCTGCTGGATACGGACCAGGTGTATCTACTAAGATGGAGCTTTTCGTGGGTAATGATGATGGGGATGTGGCTGCCCTTACTTTAAATCAAGATAGGGTTGTCTCTCTTGCTAGGCAGGATTCAGAGCCTACCGCAGTAGCTGGTGGGATATACTCAAACACTAATAACGAGTTGTTTTTCGGGATAGAAAATTAATTGTATATTTGCTTAAAATAAAAAGAAATGAGCGCTACTTGGAGAAAAGTAATAACTAGCAACGACATAACCAGTACGGTTATTGAGGATGCCTCAGGATCAGTACCTTCCAATGAGGCTGTTTATGACGCTATTGCCGCTGTTGAGGCAGCCGCTGGTAGTGGTGACATAACCTCCGTATTACCAGGAAATGGTATTACAATCCTTTCGAATAACGCCTCGCTTGGTGGGGTTCGAACCGATCAGGGTGGGGCCCTTCAGTATGACGCTGAAGTAGTCGTTAAGGCTGGAAACGGTATCACCGTTGATTCTGATGGAGTAAGTATTTCCGATAACTTTGACGGAAATGGACTTTTAATTAGCGGCACGGGTGTAAGCACTGTTATGTCTATTGAGCTGGCCGACGATCCTGGTATTTCTGTGGGTCCAGGGGGTATTAGCGTCAAACTTGACCCAAGTACTCTTGAAATTAATGAAACCTCCGAAGGGATTGACATTAAAGATGGCGCTATTCAGCTTTTTCATTTTGATCAGGAGATGCTTTATACAGCGGCAGACACTGATTCTCTAACCTTTACGGATGACACTAAGATACTTACGGCTGCTGCGATTGATGATAACTTCCCCAATGTAACAACAGCTAATAATTCTGCAAGCTATATTGTTATGGGGGCGGATCAAATCTTGACTGCTTCTGAGATTAACATTTCTGATCACACTGACTTAGAGACTGCTGCTGCTATTAGTCCAGCCGTACAGGGCGATGTGGTTCTTACCCTTGCCAATAGTACGTTATCGGCAGAAGCCATAAACCTTGGAGCCACTGATGCTGTTACGTTTGATGGAGTTACCTCTACCGATGGTGTTACAGTTACTACGGGGGGTGCTTCTATTGTTGGTGATGTAACTGTTCAGGGTGACTTTAGTGTAACTGGAACTACCACAACTATAAACACAGAGACTGTAACGGTTCAGGATCACGTAATCACTCTTGCCACTCAGTCTACTACCCCTTCGGTAACTGACGCTACGGAGTCTGGCCTTGAGGCTTACACTTCTACCACTGAAGCTCACAGACCTCGATTCGCTTGGATCACTCCTCAGCTTTCTAATCTTACTGGATGGAAGGTGAGAGGTCACAACGGTTCCGCTTCATTGACTACAACTGGTCTTGTTGATCTATCGGTTATGGACTTTCAGTCAGATACCCCTCTAAGTGGTGCTCAGTCAACCGACCTTTCTGCTGGAGTTGGTGCTTTTTGGTTTGCTACTGGAAGTAAAGATCTCTACTTGAGAGTTGACTAATGGGAATTATAGGAAAATCATTAGGCGATAAAAAGCCATCTACCGATACACTTTCTCAGCAAGAGTTAAATTATCTTCTTCTATTACTTTCTGAGTCTAAATTTGAAGGTAAAGATGTACTTTTGCTTAGTAGTATAGTCAACAAGCTGAATAATCAGCTAGAGGCTAAATAAATTTAAACCATTTAATTAATTAAAATGAAGCTAGACATTCAAGAAGTCTTCTTTCTGAAGCAATGCGCTGAAGCCGCAACAATTAAAGGGTCTGATGCTCCTATCGTTGCTAAGACTATCGAGAAGATTGAAAAAGAATTCGCAAGATTAGAATCTCTTCAGCAAAAGCAGCCTAAGTAAATAACATGGCTACATGGAAAAAGATAGTATTAGAAGAAAACATCACTGGAGCTGGTCCTATTTCGGTCAGCTCTAGTGCTTTTTCGCTGTCTGTTTCTGGACTTTCACCTGCTGGAACTCCAAGCGGTAATGATCAGCTTCTTTCTTGGAACGGATCTGAATGGGAGACCGTCAACGCCTCTGAATTTTTAGGTGCTGCTGGGGCTGCCATAACAACATTTACAAATGGATCTGACGACAGAGTTGTTACAGCTACTAGCGCCTCTGGCGCTAACGCAGAAAGTAAACTCACCTTCTCTGACTCAGCTCTTGAGGTAATTTCACCAAATTCATCCTCTTCTGGAATTAAACTATATGGAGGTGTTGTTGGGGCTGCCGCTCCTTACATATCTCCCGTTGGATCTCACAGCATACTTAAGTTTGGGGATGGAGTTTCTGGTCATGTATATGACTTTCAGCAAAACAAAATTGCCTTTGACAACGACTCTACAAATACTTATATAGCGGCAAATTCAGAAACCCCTGAAGATTTAGAGGTTCACGCCGATCAAGATATACTGCTAAAGGCAGACAATGAAACTGTTGTAGATAGTGATTTAAGAATTCTAGGTCAGACTGTAATCTCTGAAGGAATAACAGGAGGTCAATCATCCTTTATATCTATTAAGGAGAGAACTGTTAGCTCTGGAGGGGCATCTTCTGCTGGCAGTTTTGGGATAGGATCTGACATTCTTCATTTGGGTAGCACGTCTTCCGTTAATGCTGGATACTTTTATTATCTCAACCAACAGTCTGGATGGTCTGGAGCTTCCGCCTTGTCTAACACAAGAGCAGCTTATGGTCTTATCTGTATGGCTACTGGCTCTAATGTTTCTGATGGCATGGCCTCTAAAGGTGTTTTTTATACAGCCACAGATCCAGGGGGGTACGCTGGGGATCCTGTTTATTTAAGCGCATCTACAGGTAGGTTAACTTCCACCGCTCCTAGCTCTACGGGTAATGTTGTCAGGGTTATGGGCCATAAGGTAGGTACAAACTTAGTTTATTTTGATCCAGACAAATACTGGAGAGTTGTGTAACAAACTGAATATCAACATAAAAGGCTCTTAATTGAGTCTTTTTTGTTTTTATTATCTTTGCTTTATGCGATGTTGCAAGAATTATAAGAGAGGGGGCAATGTAAGCCTCAAGATGGGTAAGCATAAATCCCGCTCTGGCGGGCTAACGGCTGAAGGTGTAAAAAAGTACAACAGGGAAACGGGTAGTAATCTGAAGACTGCTGTTACAACACCACCCTCTAAGCTCAAGAAAGGTAGTAAGGCAGCAAAAAGAAGGAAGTCCTTCTGCGCTAGGATGTCTGGTGTAAAGGGACCTATGAAGAAGCCTAATGGAAAACCAACCAGGAAGGCTCTCGCGTTACGTAAGTGGAATTGTTGATTAAGATATGGAGATGCCAGAAAATATTTCTCATTTTGAATTTCTGCTAGTTGCAGGATCTTTAGTAGGTGGTTGGGTGAAGTTTCACTCTGACTACAGTAAGCTGTCTACAAGAGTTGCCGCACTAGAAGCGGATAGCGGTGAATTCCGAGAGGATGTTAAACAGCTTTTAAAAGACATCCAGGAGATCAAGCTCTTGCTTGCAAAGAACCAAATGCAATGAAAGCCGTCAAGTACAAGAAAGGAGGTACCCTGAAGGACGCTTGTTACAGCAAGGTGAAGTCTCGATATAGTGTATGGCCTTCTGCTTATGCTTCTGGTGCTTTAGCCAAGTGTAGAAAAGTTGGCGCTAAAAAATGGGGCAATGGCGGTAAGAAAAACTAAAGCAGGTCTTAACCTAAAGCGTTGGTTTAAAGAGGATTGGAGGACTTTATCTGGAGATAAGGATTACTCAAAAGGTGATCGCTCATTTAGACCAACCAAGAGAATCTCCAAGGATACCCCAGCAACAGCATCTGAGTTGACCCCAGCAGATAAAGCTAGAGGAAGAAAAGAGAAGAGAGAGAAGGGAAGGGTAAGTCGCTGGAAGAAGTCTAAGTAACAGATAGCAAATAAGTTATATATTTGCACTTAAAGTAAATTTTAATGGAACAAGAAAACACACAACCCACAGAAGGGATGGAGCAAGATGCTCCCGTTTCTGTACAAGAAGAGTCTACACCTTCTTTTAGCTTCATAAGCGATGAAGAGGTAGCATCTCAACAAGCCCCACAAGAACAGCCTACAGAGGAAGCTGCTCCAGGGGTTGAACAACCACAAGAAACTTTTTCTGAACCAACGGATGCGCAACCAGAGGTTCAGCAAGAATATGCACCAGAAGAAGTCGAGACGGCTGTGTTCGAATTCCTTAGCGAAAGGCTTGGGAGGAACGTAACTTCTATCGACGACCTACAGGCGCAGCAGCAGGAGCAAAGAGAGATTGACGAGCGTATTTCTGTGATTGCGGATTTTGTCGAAAAGACTGGCCGCGATCCACAAGATTGGTTTATCTATCAGTCAATGAACCCATCCGAAATGGATGACATGACTGCTATTCAGGTCCAGATGGCATCTGATTACCCAAACCTATCGCAAGAAGAAATCGGAATGTTGGTCTCTAGCAAGTATAAGCTCGATCCAGATCTTAACTCAGAAGACGAGGTGAAGCTTTCGCAACTGCAAATGAAGATAGACGCATCTAATGCGCGTAAGGGAATTGATGATATGCGATTGCAGTATCAAGCCCCAGAACGCCAAGCAGAGGCAGAGTCTACTTCTATGATTGATGATAACTGGGTTTCAAACATGCGTAGTGAGCTGGATGCTATGGAGGGGATTGAATTCAATCTCGGAAATGACAAGACGTTTACTTTCGGTATGGATGATAACTACAAGAATCAGCTGGCTGAAAAAAACACTCGCCTTGACGAGTTTTTTGATCCTTATGTACGAGAGGACGGGAGCTGGGATTACGATACTCTGAATATGCACAGAGCTGTGATTGACAACGTAGAAAGTATTGTCCAGTCTGTTTACAGACAGGGTATGTCCGACGGTCAACGTGGCATTGTACAGAATGCAGCTAACGCAACACCTACTTCTCCTAATCAAGGAAATGTACAACCAGATGGGGACAACCTCGCCCAACAGCTCAGACAAATTCTGCGGCCAAACGGAGGTATGTTTTAAAAATTAGATAACTATATATTATGGCTTTAACTCAAGCACAAGGTGCTGGTTCATTAAACGGACCACAACTTTACACCGCTTCCCCAGACAAGTACGTCTCTTTGGGTGATTTGGTAAACGGAACAAAAGACGACGTAAGAGACATTTACGTCTCAGCCTACGGAGACCAAGGCTTAAGCGGTCTCGTAGAAATCATCGGCGCTAAGAAGAGTGCTGGAACTTCTGACGAAACAGTCTGGTTCGAAGAAGGCCGCTTAGGTCGTCGGGTAACTATGACCGCTGCTGGCGCGGTAACTAAGATTGATGGTGCTTCCAACACGAGCGAAGCAGCTGCTCTTCGAAAGTATGATGTTTTGCTTAACGGTTCTGCTCGCGTGATCATCACTAACGATGCAGATGATGGCGCGGCATACACTGCTGTTGACATGACAACTGGAGATGCCTACACTTTCTTGGCTGCAGAATACACGGTTATTGGTAACGCTTACCCACAGGGTTCAAAGCAGCCAACAAGACCGTTTTCTCCTCGTTTGACTCGTTATTCAAATCCATTCACCATCGTTAAGGAGAGCTTCCATGTAACTGGATCTCAAGCCTCTAACATCGGATGGGTAAACGTAGGCGGTCAGAACATGTGGTACTTGAAGGGTGAGCTCGATGCTCGTCGCAAGTTCATGAATATGCGTGAGGGCATGTTGGTCTTCGGTGAGAAGAACTTCACGACTGGAGACAGCGCATTTGGCGCAAGCGTTCCAGGATCTGAAGGTTACGTAGCAGCTGTTACCGCTCGCGGTGGAATCGCTACTAACCCGTTCAATGCGGCTTTTAATGCGGCTGACAGCTTCGACGCAATTATCGTAGAGATTGACAAGCAAGGAGCTCCTGCGGAAAGCGCATTGTATTTGAACAGAGAGCTTTCTATTAAGTGTGATAATCAAATCGCTGCTGCTGGAATGGCAGGAGGCGGTATCGGAGCTGCTGCTGGATTCGGTGCATTTAACAACGACAAGGACATGGCTATCGCTATGGGCTTCAAGTCATTCACTCGTGGTGGTTACACTTTCCACAAGCATGACTGGAAGTTGTTGAACGACCCAGCTGCTGGTGGAGCTTCTGACGTAAAAGGTGCATTGATTCCTTTGTCTGTAATTGTAGACGCTAAGACTGGTAACTCTCACCACTCGTTGGAGATGAACTACAAGTCTGCTGGCAACTACAGCAGAGAGATGGAGCACTGGGTAGAAGGTGGCGGAGTACTCGGCTACAACACTGGCGGAGAGGACTTGGCTAAGTTCAACTACCGTTCTGAGTGTAACTTGTGCGTTCGAGGTGCAAACCAGCACTTCTTGTTCAAGTGATATAATCTGTATAGAGGGAGGGGCAATTCGGCTCCTCCTTTCTATACTCTTCTTAATTTAATTTAAAATCAAAAAAAATGGCTAATACAGCTAAACGCGGACGCCCAGCAAAAGCGGCGGAACCTGCAACTATTGCAGAAAAAAAGGTAGACCTCTCCAAATTCACCAACAAGGTTAAAGTGCCTGTAGAGTTTGAGATTATAGGGAAGGGTGGCATTGTCTATATGCTAAACAAATCTGAGGTTATGTACTTCGACAGAGCAAAAAACAAACAAGTTTCTTTGCGTTACTGTCCTAACGAGCCCAGTGTTTATCGAGACGATCAAAACGAAAATTCCCTAAAGGGTGGGATTGTTTTTAGGGAGGGAAGGTTGTTTGTTAATGAAGAGCAACAAAACCTAAAGAACTTTCTTGAAATGCACCCAGACAATAAGTCTAATGGTGGCTCTACTTTCCAAAAGGTTGATCATTCAGCACTAGCTAAACAAGAGCTACAGACAGACTTTTTGTACGCAGATGCTGTTAACTTGATTCGCAGCAAACCAATCGACGAAATCATGTCAGTAGCAACAGCCTTTGCGATCAACACAGATCGGATGGTTGACGAGGTAAGACACGACCTCCTGGTCTTTGCTAAAAAGAACCCTAAATCATTTATTGAAGCTTTCGACAACCCAGTCATTGAGACTAAGGCTAAGGTCAAGAAGGCTATGAATTATAATCTAATTTCTCATAAAGGTGGTCACATCGTATGGACGGACACAAACAAACATATTATCGCCGTTCCAGAAGGTAAAGACCCAGCTGACATCTTTGTTAGGTATTGCATGACCGAGACAGGTTCTGTAGTCCTTAACGAGATTGAGCGTCAGCTAGCCTAAGGGAATCTATTATATACGCGAAAGAGCCTCCGAAAGGGGGCTTTTTCTTTTTCGTATATTTGTCTCATGGCAAAGACATTCGGAGCTAGCTCAATAACGGTATTCAACACCTTGAAGGACCTTGCTAACAAGGACCAGCAGGGATTTGTTACTGAGGTTGAATTTAATAGGTTTGCCCAGGTAGCTCAGCTAAACATATTTAACGGTCTATTTGACGAGCTAAAAGACGCTCAACGTATGTCAAGGGCTGGGTTCAATCCATCTAGAGATAAGTCTAGGACTAAAAGGGTTCTTGAAGACCTTTCTGCTTTTTCCACAAAAGTCACCCTAGGTAAAACAAACGAGGTTTTTAATGTGTCTACAGGGTTTAATGCAGACCCAATGGCTAGGCTGATCAGCATAACAACTGCTGGATCTATTCTCCTTGACCAGTCCACAAAGAAGCCTATCGAGGTGTGTTATGATGAAGAGAAATTAGAGCGAATTCTAATAAGCGATTTAAGCGCTCCAACAGAGGACTTCCCAGTAGCTTTGATATCTGAGGATATACATGTATTTCCTACCAGTATCAACAAGATTGAGGTACGTTACTACAAGTACCCAGAAGGTAGGGCTGCTGATACAGGGGCTAGGGTTTCTCAACAGCCTTCTGTTTATGATTCATCTTTAGAGAATCCTATTGTCACAGACTTTGAGCTTCCAGAACACTACACTTCTGATTTGGTTTACGAGATAGGTAAGATGGTGGGTGTTAACCTTAGAGACACAGACATAGTTAATTACACTGGTCAGGAGATGCAGGCTAGAAAACAATCTGAGACATACTAATGGCTAGAAATACAGTACCCTTAAAACAAATCATAAATGACTTCATCATCACTATGGGTGAAGATGATTATGCTGGGAATGCCTCTGACACTCAGATTAGAACTCACGCTCTTAGAGGTATTCGAGAGATGGGATTTGATATGTCCAAAAAGATTAGATCTTTAGTACTAACGATAAACTCAGCCAACAATACCGTAGAGCTTCCAGATGACTTCGTGGACTGGACTAAAGTTGGTATTGTAGGTAGTGATGGACTTGTATATGTTCTTGGTGAGAATAAGAATATAAACTACTCTCAGGCTTATCAGGATGGTCACGGCATAAAAGTAACAGACTCGGAAGACGCTGCCGACTCAGATGGAGATGGGGTGTTTGACAGGATTGATGATAAATCACCCACGGAGTCTACTAGTTCATTTAACTCAGCTGTTTTTAGAGATCATTATTACGGTCATCAGAATGCTATTTATGGAGCTGGAGGGGGTAGATATAAAGGGGAGTTTAGGGTTAACCTAGATCAGAACAGAATTGAAGTGAGCCCTGTGTCTGGCGTATCAGAGGTAGTTATTGAGTATGTAGCTGACGAAGGACGCTCTAAGAACCCCTCAGTTCACGTTTACCTTGAGGAGGCACTCATGGCATACATGTACTACAAGATCGTTGAACGTAAGGCCTCTGTGCCAGCCAACGAGAAGGCTAGGGCTCGTCAGGAGTACTACAACGAGCGTAGAAAAGCTAACGGGCGCATCAAGTCCTTCACAAAAGAGGAGGCGCTGAAGACGATTAGAAAGAATTACAAACAGTCACCTAAGTTCTAATGGCGATTGATAAAATGATACCACGCTTCCTCGTCAGTGATGAGGACGAGCGTTTGCTGAAAGAGGGTGCCATGACGGACGCCCTCAATGTTTCTATCTCTGAGGACGGGAGTGGTAGCGAAGGTGTGGTTAAAAATGTTAAAGGCACCTTACCAGCTACTACCTCTTCTCCATTTGTTAATCCTGATGGATCTAAGGGCAAGGTCATAGGTAGCGTTTCTGACTCAGATAGAGGTTTTATATACTTCTTTGTGGCTAGAGATACTGGCGCTTTTGATAACGCTATATATCAGTACAACACAACTGACGACACCTACGTAGAGGTAATCAGAAATCATTCTGGCCTTGACTTTAACAATGAAAGCTTTATAAAGGCTGATTTAATAAACGCTGATTTTAAGCAGGACGGAACGGTATCTACTATTATCTATTTTACCGATAATGTAAAACCTCCAAGAAAGATTAATGTAGATAGAGCCATCGCAGGAGAATACAACTTAGGTTCAAGCTTTGGTGAAGCTATTCAAACAATAAAGGCTGCCAATAATAAGTTTCCTTTAGTTTCTTTTGATACGGACACGTCTTTTGGTCAAAACAACCTAAACACAGAGGCTTTTCAGTTTGCTACTCAGAACATATTTAAGGATGGTGAAGAGTCTGCGATATCTCCTTACTCCGCCCTTGCTGTTTCTCAGTCTATGTACTTGCAGTCTATGGAGACGGGTAACGCTATATCCATGCTTTCTGAGAACGTATGCCTTGTAAATACGCAGGTAGATGTTCAATTGCCAGACCTTAGTAAGGTTAGGTTACTTTGCAGGAGAGGGAATGACACCTCTTTCTTTGTTGTTGATGAGTTTGACCCTAGCGTAAATATTACTAGAAACTTTTTTGGAACCGATATCACGATATACGACGCCTCAACATTTGTCTATAGGTTTTACAACAATACACTTGGGGCTACTGTAGACCCTTCCATTGTTGATAAGATGTACGATAACGTTCCTCTTCTTGCCCAAGGTCAGGCATTGTCGGGCAATAGGCTGTTCTATTCAAATTACGTAGAGGGTAGAGATAACGTTCCGACTAACGTTACAATAACTCCCAAGTACTCCGAAGCGACATCTAAATCTGATACGTTCATATCTAGTAATGACCAGGATGATGTTATAGATCAGTTCCCTCCTACTATTCCAAATGGAATTACTATTGACTTGCTTGCTGGTGGATCATTTGACTCTCTTCAGGCTGGATCAGCTACAGGAGACACAGTGGTGCCATCAGGAACCGAAATAAATATCTCCTTTAGGTACGACACAGACTTCACTATTCAATTAGAGGATTCTGACCAGGAGCAAAAACCCGTACTTACGTTTGACGTTACAATTTCAGGTTTACCAGACGTGGATTCGGGAGAGCCGCTAAGTTCAGCAAGTGGACAGCTTCGCTCACCCCTTAATTCACCAGTTTCATTCTCAAGATCTGTGAATGAGGAATTTGACCTTCAAACCGTATCTGTAAGTTTCACGGTGTCTCAGGACACTAAGGTTAAGGATCTTGTATCTCCATTGGATCAAATAATTTCCCTACAGTCTAAAACGTATATATACTTTATCGACCAAGAACTTGAGGCAACCCCAGGGGGAGGGCTAGATGATAACCCCTCTGTACTCCTTCTTCCAAATGGGCTTGAGGTAGAGTCTGACGGAAGAGTTGAGGTTACTGTTGGTTTTGATAAAACAATTATAAACTCAAGCTCTTCTTTAGCTAGTATAACTATAGAACCTCAGGTTAAAGGCATAAAGATCCCAGAGGGTCTTTCAACGGCAAGACCTCAAGCTACTAATTCGGATGATGATTACTTTGTTCAAGGCGTGAACATACAGTCTTTGCTTAATTGTTTTGTAACTTCCTTTGGCGATACCCAATTACAAGCTGGAATTGAAGCTAACTACGTTTTTGATCATGTGGCTACAGCGATTCTAAAGACTGCTAAACCTACTTTTAAGTCAGGTAGCACTCACAGCTTCGGTATTGTTTATTACGATAAGTTTAATCGTTCTGGGTTTGTTAATGAGCTGGGTTCTTGCTATGTAAATACAATACCAGAAAGATCAGCTGCATCTCAAGGGCTTGGGCCAGCGTCTATAGAGATTGCTTTCCCGTCAACAGATGATGGAGGGTTCAATCCACCCGATTGGGCTGATAGATATCAGATAGTTTACTCTGGTGCTGACTCTATTTCTGATTATGTGCAGTACACTACAGGTCCCGCCTTTTATGCTTGCACTCAGATAACACACAATAACAACGACGAGCATAAAACCGACACTGGTAATAAACGTGTGTATGTCTCTTTAAACAACCTAGAGGACTACAAAACGGAAAAAGGAGCCCTAAGAGACTACTCTTTTACAAATGGTGATAAGCTAAGACTTATAAGTAGACGATCGGACGATGACTCAACAACAATGTATGAAAGGGCTTCTGACGGATCGCCTATCGAGTTTGAGGTAGTGGATGTGGTTATAATGTCACACACGGATGGAGATTCCTCCTTACCAACAGAGCCTGTGGATATTAACGCGGACCCAATTCACGTATCTGAAGAAACTGAAGATAAGCACGCTGGCGTTTTTCTAGTTCTTGAATCTTCAAGAATTAACGGGGGAGAAGTTGACAGCAATGGGAACGCTATAAGGTATGCAGGTTATGACTGGGGCGATGTAAGTGGGTTCGACCCATCAGCTGGCAACTCTTCATTAAATGGTTCAACCTCTATAAACCACTGGGGTAAGCAAACGGTTGTGGAGATATACACACCAAAGAAAACAACATCGGAGAAGGTTTATTATGAGATAGGTGAGGGAAGTAGTATCGGAGCAAAAAACCCTTCTATTAACCCCCACGGAGCAAGCATTACCCTCACGAACGGAGACGCCTGGTTTAGACCCGTTGAGTGCAAGACAGCCTTGCATCATAGTGACTCAGATCAAACCATTCAGGTTAGTGGATTTTCAGCTTGGGAGTATCGCTCTCGTTATGACCTATATAAATACAAGGCTTTCTTCTTAGAGTCTAATAACATCACTGACAGGATTGAATCTAAAATCTGGAGTAGGGGTAGAGCTCACGCTCCCTTTAAGCAGGCCTCAGAGATAAGACGATTTAACGGTATTACTTACGGAGATGCATACGCAGAGGATGTGGCTAACCTCTCTTTGTCTTCGTTCAACCCTTCACTAGGTAACTTCGACAGCCTTGAGTCTAAGTTTGGTGCAATCAACTATATAGGTAATTACAACGACAACTTAGTGGCTCTGCAAGAGAATAAGCTGTCTTTGATTCCTGTAGGTAAGAATATCATTCAGTACGCTGAGGGTAGCGGAAACGTAGCGATCTCAACTAATGTGCTAGGACAGGCTAGATACTCTTCAGGAGACTATGGTTGCGGAGGACACCCAGAGGCTGTTCTCATTCAGGATAACGATGTGTTCTTTGTAGACGAATCTAGACAAGCTGTAATGAGACTTGGCGGTGAGCAGCTATCGCCGATATCAGAAAAGAATATGTCTTCTTTCTTTGAGGGCTTCTTTAAAGCTGGTCATGCTAAGTACGTAAGCGGATACGATCCACGAATCAGCACCTACTTTATTACTGGATTAGGCGAAACACCACAAACGGTAGGTTATGACGTAGCTAGAGGTGTATGGCAGAGCAAGTACAGCTTTACGCCCGATGTGTACTCTAATCAGAATAATATGCTGTATAGTGCTAAGCACACAAGCGGTAATGATATTTTCTGGAGGCACGATAGCGCAACAAGAAACAACTTTTACGATGCCGACTACCCATCTGAAGTAGAGATGGTTTCTAAGATATCACCATCAAGGGTTAAGGTATACAACGCTTTATCTTATGAAGGTGATTCTGATGCATGGGATATGAATCCTGGAGCTAAAACAGATTTAGGTCAGACGTCTGGCACGATAACCTCCTGGTCTGAGAGAGAAGGTAGCTACTACGCTTCTATGCCTAGAGATGCTTCTAGCAATAGCACTAGTCAAAAAATGTATGTAGGAACTTTAAGTGTAGGCGCATTGAGCCCAAATACGGTTTTAACCTCTACGATTAGACTTAACAGATTAAACATACCTATTGGCGTTGGATTATATCTAGAAGACAACACCTTAATTACTATTCTTTCGGTAAGCGGGAACTCAATGACTGTATCTGGTATAGTCCCTCAGGCTGATGGTCAGGACCATATAATCTTAAGCGATTCAAACGGAGACCCTATTCGCGGACACTACGCTAAAATCAAACTAACCAACAGCTCTAACAACAAACACGAGCTGTATTGTATAAACACTCACATAACTGATTCTAAGAGTCATCACCCCTTAGGTCAATAATAACTATATTTGCATCATGCCAATACCAGCAGGACTTGTAGCAGCAGGAAAACTAGTGGGGCTTCTTGGCCCATCAGTCGGGAAGTTCTTTGGAGCTAAAAAAGCTTCTGATTCTTTGAGTCAAACTCCAGATGAGATTACGGCTCAATTTGAGCAACTCAAGAAGGACATGCCTCAATATGGGGTGGGTAGCGCTTGGAATCAATACTTGGCTATGTCTAAGCAGGATCCAGCAGCTGACATGCAGCGACAGATCGCAGCTGAACAGGAGGCATCTAGTATTGGAGCTTTAAAGGCTGGTGGGGCTAAAGCACTCCTTGGCGGTTTGGGGGCTTCTCAAAGAGCGGCAGCACAGAATAGGATGGGCATTGAGGCTGCTTCGCAGGCAAGACAGCAATCAGCACTTGGTCAGTTTGCTGGTGTTCAACAGGAGATGGACATGAGAAACACAATGCTGGGTCAAAACTTAGAGGGAAGCAAGTTTGAGGCTGTTAGAGGTGCAGAGCAAAGAAATAAAGAATTAGACGCTTACAAAAAACAAGCACTGGGGGATGCCTTTGCTTCTGGGCTTGGTATGTTTGGACAGGGCTTACTTGGGTCAGGTGGTTCTGGATCGGCAGCTGATGCTGCTAAGTCTTACTCTGGAGGTCTAGGCGATTTTAACTTGTCTCCAGTTGGGGCCTTTGGGTCAGAGACAGGAACGGGAAACTTTTCTCAAGCTAGTTTAGGTGATTACTCCATACCTTCTACTTCAGGTATGGGTTTGAGCGCAGCACAAAGAGCTCAAATGCCTTTTATGTTTGGAAGATTTAAAAAAGGAGGTATGACCACCCCTGGTGAGTTTTCTCATGAGACCAACCCCATCGACATGATGAAGGATGGGGCTAAGATTGGTGAGATGACTGGAGGTGAGGCTATCCTCAACCCAGAACAACAGAAGAAGGCAGCAAAAGAATCACCGTATTTCCGCAAACTAATGCGTGAGTTCGCAATGAGAAATAGAAAATGAGTAACGGAATAGTAAAGTATCCATTTGCCCAGGGATCTGGAGACCCGTATAGCGGGTTTAAAGATGAGCTTGGTGCAATAGAGGAGAAGAGGCAGGCTAAACAGGCTCAAGCCTTTGAAATGGCCTCCATGATAGACATGGCTGATTCCTCAACTATGTTTGGGGGTGATTACTCTATAGCAAGCCAGTGGGCCGAACATCTTACTGATGAGATGGACACTATGGCTGCAACAACTGATGGTATGATTGAGTTTGTTCAGCAGGCTAAAATGCTCTCTAATTTTATTGATTCTTCGGAAGCCTACAAGACAGAGAATTTTGGATCGGCAGAAGGGGGCGCACAAGCTGGAACCTGGTCTGGCTTTATTCAGAGAAAGGCTACAGGTCAAAACCCATATGGAGACTTTGCGGACTCTAGGTCAATTCAGGACTATGAGACAGCATATATGTCTTTGAATCAAGGCGTTGAAGTGACTTGGGGTCCAGACGGAATGCCTATGGTTATGTCTAATGGAGCTCCAATGAGTTTGGCAGAGTACAGAAGGCCAGATAACCCCTTTATGCCTAGCCTTCAGGAGAGTATGTTTGGGGAGGATGGCTACAATTACTACGACTCAAGAAGCGAGTCTATGAAGCGAGTCCACGAGACAAGAGATGGAGCTGAAGGATGGGCCAGGCAACAGCTAGATCAGAGAAAGGTTAGAGGTATTATGAGTCAATACCTAAAAATGAACCCATCTAAAATGACCCTAGATGAAGCTATGATGCCTGAAAATCAAGAGCTTGTTAATCGTGTTATTGGAAACTGGGTAAGCGGTGTGGGTGACGCTTGGGATGACAGGTTTGCAGAGGGTGCTGTTGATCGAAGCAGTGAGATATTTACTGGAGGTGTTACCAACGAAGGCGTTACTGGAAAGATAGAGGGCCAACAAGACACTTCAGGCGTTAGAGACGCCGCATATGCTAATACTTCTGACATTGCTGACACCTCAGAGCTGTTAGGAGTTTTAGGTCAGCACACAGGTCAAATCGCTATAGAAAATACAGGATTTAACTATCTCCAGAATCTGACTACACCTATAACGGATGACTTCACCACATCTCTATCTGAAGGGGAGCAGCTGACAGCATTGAATGTGGACCAACTAGGAAACATACACATTGAGGTTGAGACTCTTGTGCCTTCCCTAGATGAGGACGGAAACCCCGTGTTTGATGATTCAGGGGAGTACGTAGGGGATAGATTAGATAGAAGTGTTAGGGTTATCTCCGCTTCAAGTGACTCTGATCTTCACGAATCCCTTAAGTCTTATCTCACACCACAGCTTTACGCTGAAATGATGGATAACTCAGACACTAACGCTACAAGGGCAAGAAGAAGTAGAATAAACAGCAGGTTTGAGCAGGCCAAAAGGGTTAACTCAGCTGTTGGAGACGCTAGAGGCAGCGTTGATCCATCACCTGATAGAGACTATGTTCGTATGACTCAGGAGGATAGAGACAGACAGATTGAACAGGATGCATTAAATTCTGATTTTTATAAAAACAGACTTGAAGAGTTAGGATACGAAAAGGGTCTTGGTGTCAGCCAGGGGGGTGTTGGATCGTTTTTATCATCTATTCTTGATTCCACTTTCGGAAGAATATCTGACTATCAGAGCGCACAAGGAAAAAACCAGGACATCAGGCAGCAGGCATTAAGTGAGGCTATATCTAAGATCAAGGAGCAAAACAACATAGTAGATGGTCCTAATGTCCCTGAAGATATATCATTAGAACAACCAGCTGAGGAAGCAACTCCAGAAGGGGGTGTAGCTAAATCAACTTTGATTTCTAATCTTTCCGAGGAACAGAGGTCAGTATATGAAGGTGGAGGAGGGGTTGCGGTTTTAACAAACAACCCTGGAAACTTAAGGCCTTACGAGGGATATGAGGGAGAAGTTTATTACAACAGAGGTGATAAAAACGATCCCTTTCAGGTATTTGAAACTCCCGAAGAGGGTTTAGAGGCTCTTAGAAAGGACCTAGTAATTAAACAAGCTGGGCAAGGGTCTGTTGGAGAAAAAATGAATAAAGGATTACTTCCTTCTGGGGCTAAAACACCAGAGGAGATAACTCTGTTTGATATTATATCGGTTTACGCTCCTGTTTCTGAAAACGATCCCGAAAAGTACTCTAAACTTATTTCTGAGTTTGCATCAGAGCTAGGATATTCAAGCGTAAATCCAGACACTCCAGTCAACCAAGTCCCTATTGATTTGCTTATGGAGTGCGTATTAAGAGTTGAGTCTAATGAGAATTACAAATTGTTATCAAATTCAGGTTTGTTACCTTTGTCTAGAGGCTTAGCTCAAAACTAATTCCAAAAGACATATGGAGGAAAAAGACCTAAACTACTTTATAAATAGAGCTTCTGGGCTCAATCAAGTAGACGCTGATAATTACTTTCAGACACGAGGAGTTCAAGGTGAAGATTACAGCTTTGCCATGAACACCCTTGCTGAGAAGAATCCAGACTTCTTTGGTAAGAAACAACAAGCAAAAACACCCTTGCTTAAGAACGCTAATGCTGTATTTAGCGAGGACGATAACTGGTGGGATAAAATAGCTGGTTCTTTCCTTCAGGGTATTGACGTTTCGGAAGAAAACAAAAGGATGAGCTCTCTTGTTAATGAAGGCGCTCTTGGCATGGAGGCTGATGACGAGGAGGTTCGTGCCTTTGCGGAGTCAATAGATTCCGTTAATTCAATTGAAATGACCCCTGAATTACAGCGGTACAATGAATTGATGGCCGAAAAAGAGGCTTTGAGGGAAGAAGATGATGACGGATTGTTCTCTGAAATTATAGATAGCACACGAGCTATAATGGATTTTTGGGACGAAGAAGGGGAAGCGAACTTCGGTCTTATTCCTCAGATATTCAGTCAGAGCATGGGGGCTTATGCTACCACGGACAACATACTCACAGTTGTTGGGTCTACAGTTGCGGGCGCGGTAGCTGGTGCTGTGACGACATCACCCACTGTCGTAGGTATGCCTGTGGGTCTATTAGCTGGAGCTTATAGCGGGTTTAGGCTTGGAAGCTCTATTGTAGGGGGTATTGTTGAGGCTCAATCCGCTACTGCCGAGTTGGTTATGGAGCAGCTTGAAATGAAGGGGCTAGAGTATAATGAAACTAACTTAAAGACGATATTGAATGATGACGACGCTATGTTTGAGGTCGTCAAAAAGGGAGCTGCTAGAGGACTTACTATAGGTGCTATAGAATTCATTACTCAAGGTCTTGCGGGTAAAGGTGTTGGAGTTGCGAAAAAAGCTGTAGGTAGGGGCAGGGTAGGTAATCTAGCTGGGGTTGCTACGGCTATCGGCGTTGAAGCTGTTGGAGGGGGGGTAGGTGAGATAGCAGGAAGCGCTGCTGCTGGTCAAGATATTACTGGATCTGATGTGGTAATGGAATCTATAGGCGGTACGGCTACCGCTCCTATCAGTGTACTTAAAGGCTTGGCTTCTGCCCCTAAGTACACGCAAAGAGGCAAGAAGATCTCAGGGAGGATGGCTCAGAGGTTGGTTGACACAGCGACTCCAGAACAGCTTGCCGATATGGGCCTAGAGATAAAGAACGACCCAGAGCTTTCTAATACCCTTGATTTAAAAAGGTCGCCTGTTATTGCTAGAAGAAAAGCTAGATCCGCCAATTCAGACTTACTGAACAGGCTTTCTGAAAAAGACGGTGACAACCTAATTGATTTAACCATAGAGCTAGAGGAGCAAAGAAAATCCAAGTCACCACTTGGAAAGAAAAGAGTCACTGAATTAGAGGCTCAGATCGAAGAGATAGTCAATAACGCACCAAAAGAGCCAGAGACGCCAGACGTTTCTGCTGAAGATTCCAGCGGTTCGGAAGCTCCAGCTCCAGCTAAAAACACAAGCACCAAAAAGGTAGTAGACAACAACTCAAAACCCACTGCTTCTCAGAACTCAGAGGGTGAAAGGTTGTCTCAGTATGACGAAAGTCAAGACGGTCTGGATGGGGCCGTTGAAGATTCCGCAAACAAGTCGGGCTATTATACTAATAGGGTTAAGCAAGGGGAATTAAAAATTAATTCTTTAAACAAAAGAATAAGCGCAATACTAACACAAGTTCAGAATGCTTTGGCTCCTGATGGTGGTATAGGGGGGCCTACCGCGTTGAATGAGGAACAGAGACAGGAATATCGGTCGCTTTTAAAAGAAAGAAACAGCTTAGAGAAGCAGCTATCTAAGGACAGGGCTTCGGAAAGAGCCGCTAAAAAAGCTAGTAGGCCGACTATATCAATAGACGCTGAAGAAAAGAGCAACTTTGTTGAGGTGGATTCGCAGAATCCAGACGCTGGGTTATCTAACCCTAACATGCCTACGGAGTTTAGAAGTCTCCTGTCAAACGTACTCAACAAGGCTGTAGCTAAGTTCAGGGATAAGCTTCCTCAGGTTAGTATCAAGGTTCATAGAGATATTGGTTCCTTCAATATAGCCATGAGGGAGGCTGATGGATCGGCCATGTCTAAGGATAACGTAACCTTTGGTTGGTACGATTCAAAGAAAAAGCAGATTCATATGCTTGACGTTACCAACCCAGAAGTTAGAAGTGCTGTTAAGGGTTTTGGCGAGTTCAATATGGACAGCGTAACCGATCTAGTCACAGAGGAGGTGCTCTTTCACTTTGCTATGGAGTCTATGCTTAGCGACAGTAAGGTCAGGTCAAGGTTTTTAAATCAACTTCTTGATCTAGCTCTAAACAACTACAGATTAAGAGGTGTTCTCTCTGATAGAATGTTTGCTTACTTCCCTGATGGCGTTAAGGGAATGGTTAAAGCGGCAGAGGGTATGCCAAAACTAATTAGAAGTATTGAGGACGTATACATTAGAAATGGTGAGTTTACAGTCAGCGATATAAAAGCGCTTCTTGCGTTTGTAACTGACAGTAAGAAGAAGGCCAATATCGAGGAGGAACTTATTGGTGGTTATGTTAGGGACTATATAAAGTCTCCAGATTCATATAGAAATGTTTGGCAAAAGATTGCAGACATAATTAATAGACTGATAGGTAAAAACATCATTAACAGTGAGGCTGACTTAAAAGGATTCGCTAGGGTTCTCTCTAGAGGTATTGAAGGCGAGGAGGTTCAGTTTACACCTGGAGAGTCTCAGTCAGAATCTCCTATATCAAAGTCCACAAGGTCTAAGCGTGAATTCACGTACCTTAAAGACACTGAGGTGTTCTACACCTTTGATCGTCAATCAGGAAGAGAATCGGATTGGGTGTTTACTAACTCAAGAGGTAAAAGCGGTACACCCCAAAGCATAAAGGTTAATGACTATTTTCACTTTAGAAACTGGTACAATAAAATAACAGCCAACCAGAAATATCCTGGCATTGCAACTGAAATGTACTTTATCAAGGACGGCAAGAAGCACATCGTAAAGCCGCCTAAACCTCAGGTAGATAAAAACGGAAAGAAAGTACAGATAAAGAGAATACCTACCTTTAAAGAGTTAAAGGGAGCGGCAAGGATGAGGGATCAGGCCGCCGACACTGAAATGCGAGTCCAGTACTCAAAGCTCTCTAAAGAGGTTAGTAATTTATGGTATAACTCTGGTCTAAACGTATATACAACCCTGCAAAGCTTCTATCCTGATGGTGAATCTTCTACTGAATTAGATTTTGAGGGGCTTGTTATTGCTAAGAAAAACATTCAAGCTGCCATAGACTCTGGGATTACAAAAGAACAGCTTAAAGATCTAGCAGGAAATAGAGGTTCGATTTCCAAGGAGGACAACCCAGACCTGTTTAACATGAGTGGGTTAGTAAGGTTTAACGAAGCAGGAAGCGGAGACGCTATAGCTGACGGAGAGGTTAAGTTCTCTACTCAGATTCAAAGAGGTAAGTTTAAAGCCCCTGAGGGTCATATGAGGCACTTCACTAAAGGACGTAAAAAGAATGTTGGCTCAGCGGAAGAATTGAATGGAGTTAGGGGTGTTCAATTGGGTTACGATAGCACCTGGATCGAGGAAGAGAAGAAAAATCCAAGCGGGATAAAAAAACAAAACGAAATAAGACTTACAGCTAGAGGGACCGAAGAGGCTCTGAAGGGGAACAGAATAATTACATCTCACCTGACAGTAGAAGATGCTGGTATTATTAAGAGGGTATTGGAAAGACAGGCCGCTATGGACGCTATATCCAAAGGATTAAAGCCAGGAGAAAGAGGACAGGTCGCCATAACGTTCAATAATTTAAGTGATAAAGCAATAGCTGGAAATCCATATGTAGCCTCTAAAATAGCCCTCGACGTCAAAAACAAATTAAATTCCCAGGTTGAGAGTGGAGAAACAAGAGAGGAGACTGCGGTTGAACTGATCAACTCTATAATGAACCAGAGTTCTGCAAGAATGGGCTTTACTAATGTGCCAGGCGGAGAGAGGTTAATCAGTCAGTTATTTGACGTTAATGAAGGGGAATTAGGGGCTGAACAGATAGAGGGTCCAGGTCGGCCTTCATTTAGTTATGAGTGGAACCTAAAGACTATTGATGACGTAAACAAGGTTCTTGATTCCTTGATTACGGGGGATCTTAAAAATCCATTTTCTGGGCCTAAAAAAGATTTTGTAAATAGAATTTCCAGCCTTATTAAAGACGGCATGACCGCGCTTTCTTATGCCTCTGAGAAAAACCTATTAGACCCATATCTGACTCAAAAAACGTCTGGACATCTCATTGCCTATAGGATGATTCCCTACACTGTATCTGAGGGGGGTAAAGTCCCAGAATTAAATCTAACTACCGCTGAAATTCCTGGTGACATTGGATTTAAAGGAGCTCTTGTGTCTAAAAGCACTGAGTTTGAAACTCCTATGAAGTTTATGCCAGACCTGTACCCCATAAATGAAATATTCGAAGGCATTAACAATATATCAGATGCTAAAAGCAAGTCTGCTAAACCAGGAAATATACAGGGCCCTATCTCTATCTCTTACTCTAGGGCTTCTTCAAGAAATAATTTAAGTAATGTAGGTGGTGCTACATGGGATCAGAGGCCTCAATCAAGCACAGATCAGTTTACAGACAAGTGGCTTGTTCGCCTTCAAGACAAATACAGGAGAGTTTTTAAGCTTCAGGAAGATGTTGCTAAAAAGAATCAAGGTCAGATCAAGGAGACCGAAGACTTTAGAATGGCTGAGGAAAGGATGTACGGAAGAGCGGCTAACGATCTTGAGATACTCGACAATCAGACAACCAAAATAACCGAGCAGCTAAAAGAAGAAGGCCTAAGCGTATCAGATGTTGATGAGTACATGTATGCTTTACACGCTAAGGAGCGTAATGCTGTTATTTCAGAAAGAACAGAAGGCGAAAACACCGAGGGTAGCGGTAAGTCAGACGAATGGGCAGATGGAATCCTTAACTCTTTAAGCGATGAGAAAAAAGCAAAGCTAGAGAAGGTAGCGTCCACTGTAAGGGAGATTCAGCAAAACACTAGGGATAAAATGGTTGAGCTGGGTCTTGAGACTCAAGAGACCATTGATGCTTTTGAGGAGATGTTTAGTGACTACGTTCCGCTTCAAGGGCAGGCAAGAGACGAAGATAGCGTTGAGTTTTCTCCGTATCCTAGCGGAGGAGCTGGATTTAGCGTGTCTGGAGCAACAACTAAGAAGGCGAAAGGTAGAAAGACAGAATCTGTTGATATAGTAGCTCAGGTAATATCTCAAAATGCAGCCGTAAGCATTAAAGGGAGGACCAACGAATCTATGAACGCTCTTTACAATCTTGTAGAAAGCAATCCAAACGAAGATGTCTGGACTATTCTAGACAAGGATAAGGATGGGTATAAGGATTTAGATCCTAATATTGTTTCTGTACGTGTAAATGGGGTTCAGAAAGCTATTAGATTTAAAGATGGTTCATATGCTCAGTCATTGAGAAGTATGAATTTACCTCAAAAGAATTTGTTTGTTAAGTACATGGGTACTTTGAACTCTTGGCTGAGGGCTGCGTTTACATCTAGGAACCCTGAGTTTATCTTGAGTAACTTCTCTCGTGATATTCAGTCCGCTATATTTAACGCTTCTGCCGAAACAGATATTGAAGGTGGATTCCTTAACGGCACTGGAGCCATGAGGAGGATATTTAAGATGGTTACTCCGTCTCTAAAGGCTCTCATAAGGGATGAGGTTGGAGCTAAGTCAGACCCTCTTATAATGAGGTACTATAACGAGTTTAAGGAAGATGGGGGGAAGACTGGCTGGGCCTATCAAAAAAGCTTAGAGGATATTGCTTCTGAATTAGAGATTGATGATAGTGGAAAGACTAAATCTCAAGGGATTATAGGTGGTGTAAAGAAGGGTCTTGAGTTTATCGAGGGGATGAACGACGCATTCGAAAACAGCATACGTTTGTCAGCCTATATCGCAGCACGAGAAGGAGGGGTAAGCAGAGGTAAGGCTGCTCAATTCTCAAAAAACATTACCGTAAACTTTAACAAGCAGGGAGAGTGGGGTCCAGCTATGAACGCTACATTCCTTTTCTTCAATGCGTCTGTTCAGGGTACCGCCAGATTGGGCCGATCTCTAACGAAGCTAAAGCCAGCTGTAGCTCCTGACGGAAGTACCAGGAACTGGAGGCAACGAGCAACAAACGCTCAAAAAGCTGCGCTAGGTATGGTGATCATGAATGGGATGCTTACCCTGCTAAACAGGGCTGCGTCTGATGAAGATGAGGATGAGGTGCTTTTCTTTAATAAGATTCCCGACTACGTTAAAGAAAGAAACATGATCATCATGCGTCCAGATGGCGAGAACTACTGGAAGATTCCTATGCCATACGGGTATAACATCTTTGCTAATGCAGGATCGGTAGCTGTAGAGGTTGCGTCAGGTGACAAACCAGCCCTGGAGGGCTTAGCGTTCATGGCTTCAACTATGATTAACGCCTTCTCCCCAGTGAGTTTTGGTCAATCAGAAAACCTAGCTAGAATGGCTACGAAGTCGGCTATACCTACAGCCTTCAAGCCTTTCTTTGATGCGTTTGCATTCAATGAAACCTACTTCGGAAGCCCAGTAATGGCTGAGCAATATCCATTTGGAACCCCTAAACCTAATTCATCTATGTCGTTTAGATCTCCAGAAGAATTGAAGCAGTTCTTTAGCTGGATGAACGAAGCTACTGGTGGTTCTGAAAACGTCCCAGGAGTACTTGACATAAATCCTGACGGAGGTTGGTATATTATGGAATATTTCATGGGGGGTACTGGTAAGTTTGTTGATAGGTCTATAGAGACTGTAAGGAAAACAATATCGGATACCACCGAGGAACCAGTAAAGCTTGACTTTAATGACGTTCCGTTTATGAGAATTGTTTACGGAGAACCTTCTAAGTATTACGATATGCAGAAGTTCAAAGACAGAGAGGTTGAAGTTAAGCAGCTTATGTCAGAGCTTAAGGGAAATCGAGTTGATGGTGACCCAGACAGATATAAAGGCGTAGCTAATTTAAACGCTAATCTTAAGGCAATAAACAAGAGGCTTAGGGATCTAAGAAAACAAAAGAGAGCGGCAAGAAAAATAAACAACTACGGAGAGAGAGTCTCAAAGGTTCAAGAACTGATGGAGAAAGAAAGGAAGCTGCTCATGATGTTTAATAAGAAATACGACGAACTACGTGGAGAAGATTAAAGACACCAAGCTAGGGGATTGGCTCAAATCCAAGGCTCCAGGCATTTTAAGCCTCGTAGGAGACCTCTTACCAGATAAGGGAGGTCTTGGTATTGTAAAGAACCTGCTAGACAAGGAGAAGGGCGTAGATCCAGAGGAGGCTAAAGCGGCAGTACAGGCTGAGGTTGAGTTTCAGAACAACGTATCTAGACGCTGGGAGGCTGATATGTCTAGCGATGTAAAGATTGCTAAGATCATTCGCCCAGCAACCATGATCGTTCTTATGCTGTTCTTCATGATCATGATGGTATGGGATGGACTTGATGAAAGCTTCATGCCTAAAGAAAGCTATGTGTCTCTTTTAGAGATACTTATGCTTACGGTTTTTGGTGCGTACTTTGCGGGAAGAACAATCGAGAAAACCAAACGATGAAACACCTAGCTCTCATGCTATGCCTGCTCTCACAGTACGTGATTGTAGGACAGGACTCTTGCGCTGTATTCGGCAACGACAATGTTCAGCCCAGAATGATGGGTTATGTCCCAGAGCCGATGCAGTGGGAGGATATAGATTACGTATACCACATATACTACACCGACAGCTTTCCAGATAGCTACATACCTGAGGATATAATCATGGACGCTCACGAGCATCTGAACGAGGAGTTCGAAGAGGCTATGATTAACTTCGATTTAGCGGATATTGTGTACCACGACTTCGATGAGTTCTGGGGTGCCCCTGTGATCCTAGAGCAAAACAACATATGTGTACCGTATAGCCAGAGCGGGTTCCAATGGATGGATACCTACGTGGAGGACCTAGTGTGGGACAGAGAGATATACATGAACGTACATATATTCCCTAAGTTCTGTAATGGAATACTTGGATTTGCATGGACGGCTTACACACCTACCACCGAAATGGATGGGGTGTGGGTTAGGTCTGATGTATTCGGTAATTACGGTCCACAGCTTTCGTATGACGATAGGGATCAAAATAAAACCCTAATACACGAAGTAGGACACTACGTTGGGCTGCAACATGTTTTTAAAAACGTAGAGTTCTGCGGTGAGGACTTAGGTCCTTGCGATGAATCAGGTGACTACGTTTGCGATACACCACCTACAAAACTAAACTTTAGTTGTGAGAACCCTATATGCCCTCCAGCTTTGTATGGTTACGAAACAAATAACCACATGGATTACTATCCCGATTCATGTAGGACAAACTTTACCCCTGGTCAGATTGAACGGATACACTACATACTACCCCTCTCTCGTCCAGGCATCACTGATCAAGACCCTTATTGTCTAGGGGATATAAACGGAGACCACGTAGTAGGGATGATTGACTTAATGCTTATGCTGTCTAACTGGGACAATCCAGGATACGTGCCTGGAGACCTAAACGGCAATGGTTACTTCAATGTAATTGACTTCTCAATACTCCTAAGTCAGTGGGGTACAATATGTTACGGCGCAGAACTTGATCCTTTTTATAGGGAGGATGAGCTGGATAAATCAGTACTCCTTAAAATATTTCCAGACGCGATAAGAGAGTAGACCCTTGAGGTCATTCAGGGTTAATGTGGTTATAACGTCCTCTCTGTCTTTTCGAGTGTACTTCTTTTTGTATGAGTCTCTTTTATGAGAAACAAACACATCCTCGACATTAGCCTCGCAGTAAGAAACTAGGTCTTCGCGATCAACCACGCTAAAGCCACCTTCCTCTGGCATGTCGAATGCTATGATCTTGGCTCCTCCGTACATCCATCCTGGATTACCAGCTACGTTCTTGAACTCACACCATATCTCATCTGGAAGGTTATTGCCTTTGACGTCTACCCCCCACTTACCTTCCTTGCCCTCGTACTCCATCCAGAAGTCAACGTGCAAATGCACATCGTCTTTCCTTCCTGCCTTCACTACTTGTAGACCTAGGTCTCTTGCCGCGCGTTCGAAGCGTACTTCAGCTACCCTTCCTGTCGAGAACGAATATCGTTTCCTGCTTTGACTTTGCATCGTAGTTTGCTTCAGAGTGTTCAAATGAAGCCTCCTTTACAAGGTCAAGCTCCTGATTCATCATTACGCGAATACCCGCAACCATGTTGGCTACGTTTCCAGAGTCCTCACGGGGATCTCCGTTCTCATCGAATAGCTCTTCAAAAAACTCAGTAATGAGTTCATGAAGCCTTACGGTGGCTATCCTGTAGCTAGCTCCTAGCTGCTCCTTTGTTAACTCGTTTTTTGCCATATCCTAGTTCTTTAAGTTTCACTATAGCCTGCTCAATCTGGTGTTTGTTTTTACAGATGAACAGAGCTGGGACTGGTTCTCCTGAGTCTATCAAGTGCTTAAGGAACAGCTTCCAACGCATCGGAAAGTCATGATGCGAAGGAGTGTACCCTTTGGTTTCGATAATCCATTCTCCGTTTGGTCCTACGAAGTCTGGAGTGTATTTAATGGGAAGGACTATCGCACCACTACGATCCGATAAGTCTTTCCGCTTAGTAGTCATCTTCAGGTAAGTTCCTGGATACCTAAACTTCTCTACGAGCATGTACTCGTGAGTCTCATAGGTGAAGTTGATCTTATGCTCGGACAATAAGTCCGCACAAGTCTTCTCTAGTCCGCTTTTATACTTACCTAGATTGCGCTTTTTAGCTGATTTACGCTTAGGAGTTCCGCTTTTCTGTCGTTTCACTTAAGCTAAGATACAGCCTAAGTGTCTAAAAACGAAGTATTCATGGGAAAAACAAAGGGTTCTTGCTTTCCCCCCTCTAAATCAACAGACTCAAACATCATTCTCTGAGTCTTGAACGCACGGAAACCAGTTCTAGATGTGTTCATTTCAAATCTGAACGGCTCTTCAAGTGGGGTAGGCTCGCCTCCCGTCTCTACGTCACGCACCTTACGCACATGAAACTCTGTAATCTTGCGCTCAGATGGTGTTGGGTGCTGCACCTTTCTGTGTATGGTCAAGAACGAGTCAGCTCTATTCACGAACTTACCTCCACCCTCGGTGTCCTCAGCGTATGGAGCTACGGGCAATCCATCCTCACCCTTAATACGCTGTGAAGCAGTAACAGCGTGCATGTTCAACCACACCGCGATGTTGTTTGCTGTAGAGAATGTAAGGAACTCAGAGGCAGCCTCGTAGTGATATTCATGTACACCAATACCTGACTTACCCATGTCTAGCTTTAGGCTGTTGTACGGGTCTATAAATACAGCATCAACCTCTTGTTGCTTCATTACCTTCTCAAGGAACACAATGATGTCTGAATAGCTATACACCTGCTTATTGCTGATTACGGTAAAATACTTTCCTACCCACTCGTAAGCTTTCTTACGTTCCATGTAATTCATAGAACTAATAGGCTTGTTAAGCGCAAACTGTATAAGGGTCATCTTTAGTGAGGCTGTTCGGTTCTCTGATGAGTATACAACCCACTTCCAACCATGCCGCACGGTAGCGTTAACCATGAGGTACAGAGCCATTGTAGTCTTACCGACATTACTATGACCATTGATGATAGTGAACTCTCGCTTGTACCTGAAGTACTGATCGAGATCCTTGTCACCCGTGTCCAAACCTACAGGTATGCGTCCATTAGCGTAATCATCAATCCACCTGAAGTCCTCATCGTCCGATGATATGAACGACATGTCCCCATCATTAACGAGCATCTCACGCTGAGCCTTCTTCTCGTCGTCGATGGTAGCTCGGATAGGGTCTTGCTTGCCCTTCTCGATAGCATCTCTGATGGTGTTGATGGTATGCTTCTCATCATCTACATCACGCTTGAGTATTTCTCGCGTAAGCACACGAACCACCTCATCTTCCTCCATACGTCCAGCGGATATGTACCCGCCACACAGCCTAGCAGCACGAAGAAGGGTGGCATGTTTATCTCCATCATCGCACTGACGTATCATACGTGCAGCTAGATTTAACTTTAAGTAATCCGTGTAAACACCTGATTGTGAGACAGCTACCTGTGATTCACTCTTCTCTGTGGCGAATGCTCCGAAGCTAGATGATTCATCTTTGATGATGATGTCTGGGTCGTGTGATTCAAAGCATGCACGAGATTCGTTGATGCCCGACTCATCTACCTCTAGGTCGTACTGCTTGTCAAAGTATGTGCGTAGCGCACGGAAGTGATCGCGGTGCCGCTCAGGGTGGGTTATCTTGACTAGCGCCTTAAGTCCATCACCCGACGGAGATACCCAACAGCTGTATACATACGGGTCCGTACTGAGAAGCGCCTTGGATGTCTTAACATCAATATGATCGAAGTCCAGAACAATGTATCCGCTATGCTTCTCAATCGCTTGGTCTTTCCTGTCGCCAAACTCACCGCTGAATAATACAACGGGTAGGCTCTTTTTGAAATCTTTTTCTCCACCACGAACAGCTTCAATCGTTGGCGCAGAAGTCCCCTCCTGTATTCGCTTCAGGGCTGTCACTATCGGGATCACATGTGCGTCCGCCTTTGACTTCTTGTACAGGTCCTTGTATATCGTTACGTTCATCCGAGTATTTGTATTCGAGTAGTAGATTTAAATAGTGGATAGCCTTAAGGACATCCTCCTTGCCGTTCTTGAATTCGTGTCGGCATACGTATTTAATCACATTCCCCTCTATGAAGGGTATGTCATTTGCAGCTATGAAGTCAGTGGGCTGAATCTTCATGCTCTTGTAGTGCTTGCCACCTACCTGTTTGTCGCTATGTTTCATGTTGTATTGATGTTGTTCCAACTTGTTTTATCGAAGTTATGGAATCAATCACAATGGTCTTGTTCTTAGCCTTGGCGGTAAACAACTCACGCTCAAGCCTTGACATTGTTTTTCCATCCTTCTTCATGATGTCTGATGGGTTGTCATACTTGCTTACGATCCACACGTTTCTAGTTTGTGGTCGCTTATTCTTAATCGTAATGACCTTGGCGGTCATAGAGTATATTGGTTGTCCCATAATATTAGAGGAAGAAAAGGGGCAGAGCTTTCGCCCCACCCCTGTCTCCTGTTAAAATAACCTGTTAGAACGGAAGGTCAGAAGACCCTTCGGATTTAGTTGTTGTGCGGCGCTCTTGCGCAGCCTCACTGTTAGGATCCCACACGCTTAGGCATGGCTTACCATTCTTCGACATGAATAGTCGGAATCGAACGTTACCGCCTTGACCCTGTGCATCACGCTTGGTGGTGTATTGGTCAATAGCATCCTTAAGCTCGTTGTCCTTGAGACGGAAAGACCATCCCATCAACTCGCCATTGTCATTGTAGCTAGGCTCATCGGCCCAACCAACCAGTACGCTTTCGTACTTCTTTGTTTGTTCACTCATGTTTAATGAATTTAACTGGTTATAAAATTGTAAAAAAAATAATCGAATGTAATAGCAGTCACTATAAGCAAAGCTATCTTAAGTAGTCTGTTAAACTTCATAGTTTAAGTAATCCTTTTGTGGATTATAGTCCTGCTCAAGGAAGTTAGTGATACGCTTGAGAGCATCATGAAACTTCATCTCCCCTGTAAACAGGGTGGAGTCAGAGCATTTAACTAGGGCAGGAAGGTACGGATAAGTCTTCTCTTGTACAACCCAATAGAAATCTTTTATTCCAAACACCTGTGTGTAGATGTAAGCTTGGATGTCATATGAGAAGTCCTTGATGGCATACCGAAACTTCTCCGAGCTACGTGCCGACTTACTATCGCTGATGAATCCATCGCCTAAGCAGTCGAGGAATCCTTTGACCTGTATGCCGTGTAGCTCTTCAAGGAATCCTACCTGATAGTCACCCTTGAGATGAGAGTCAAGCAAACCACATGTTGCTAGCCTGTCGATCATGTCGTTAGCTGTCTGCCATTCATCGTGCGATACGATTGACTTACCATCCTCAGCCGCTTCCTCCTTGATTTCCTTGAGCCTTGCCTTGTATTCAGCAGTTAGCGTTGGTTTCTTGGAGGCTTGAGCCTTGTCTGATAGCGTGGTTACGATAGCGGATGGAGACATGACCGTGTACTTCTCGAATGCTTTGTCCCGTTCGAACAACAGCATATCGTACATAGTACCGAACTCTAGCGCATCTGATTTGTATTTGACTTCACCCTTCATATAGCGATCGAACTGAGCCATGTCGCCTAGGGCTTGCTTGAGAGACGAGTACGACAAGTGAGACTTGCCGTACCGCTCCATTAATTTATCTGATATATTCATTGGTCTTCGTATAATGGTGTGCCGTCTTCAAGCATATACTCATAGGTTTCTATCTCAGCCCAGTGTGTAGGCTTCCCACCAGTACACCAGAAGGATTTACCCTTGCTGTTGATGTGATATTCCGCGATGTCTATGTCACCTAGGAAGTCCTTGTGCTTAATGAAGTATAACCCCGTACATACTGGTTGTTCGTTGTCATTGTCAACCCAGTGCTTAGACATATTAGCCGTTAGGCATTGACGGCGAAAGCTTGAGAACGTAGCTATGTTAGTTAGCTTCCTGTCCATTACAGGGTACTTGCTCATCGGACAAACTTCTGTAAGCCTGACATCTGCTTGTCGGTGAGGCTGTCACCATACTTACTTACGATAGACTCAAATGCTTTCTTCTTGTCGGTCTGCGACTTGATGTAAGCAACAGCTTTGTCCATGATGTTCTCAGGGGGTGCGGTATCAAACTTCTCTTGCACCTTCTTTACCATCTTCTCAGCCTTGGTTGGTGCTGGAGCATCCTGCTTGGCGATAGCATCAGATACCTCGTTAGCCGAAGCGATTGATGTATCAATACCAATACCCAGCATAGCTAATGCACGACCAATAGCTGATGTCTCGCAGTTCTCTACATAGCTAGTCTTGTTGATGTTGCTACTTCCTTGCACCTCATGTGCATGACCTACCGAGATGATGCGATTCTCAGCGTCTACGATCGACGCCTTGCATACACATTGAGCCTCGTCTAACACGGTGAAATCTGTGATAAGGCTCCAGTTCTTGTATTGCTCCTCCTGTCGGAAGAACTTGATTCGTTCGTTGACTTCAACGTACTGCTTGCCACGGATGTTCGTGGTCTTGAATTTGTAATTACTCATGATTATTATTTAATTGTTTCTTCTAAGTCTTTCTTCAATGTATTCAGTCTAGTTATTTGGGCGTTTACATATCGTAGTTTGGATTGGATTACTTTAGTTTTCATTGTGTTGTTGCATAACCTAGATGCAGATATGTAGTTCTTCCTGTATCCAGGCCAGTACTCCATGTTACCATCGTGCTTAGCTGTGTGATGTACTACCGTGCTGTGGTCAGCTTCGAACACCTCACCAATAGATGTGGTAGTCAAACTAAAATGCCTCATGGCTGACATCATTGCGGCTCTCGCTTTTACCTGTTCGGCTCGCCTTGACTTGTCAGGAGTTAAACCTATTACATGGTAGTACTCCTCCATTATTGATTTCATTTCACTGAGCATGCTAATTTAAGTTTTAAGTTTATGTGATGCAAATTTTTAAAGGGGAAAAGAGAGACTTTGTTTCTCAACGCTCTCAATGTTGCGCTGTCTCCAGCACACGGCGCGTTGCAGGATCTCCCTGCACACCATCCGCCTCTCTCCCTGTCAGCGTTCTGACAATGCTGTGTCGTAATTACTGAGTGTTTCGTAAAACTTTACGTAGTGATACATAGACCTTGATACTTCGGTAAGGCTGTTGGCTACACGCTCCACAGATATACTATCTTCTTTGAGTAGGTCTTCAACCAGACTCTCTGCGATATCAGGGAACTGGGGTAGATACTCTGACACGTCTGTGCTTAGCCACACATCAATGTCTACCTCAATGATATCGTCGCAAGCATACATGGCTGCTAGACGTTCTGCGTTAGATGGGTCTTTGTTTTCCAATATGATTTGGATTGCTTGTTCGTTAGTCATAAGTGATACATAATACTTGTTGAATGTTAACTCCTGTCTTCTCAGCGTATGCCCCAGACGGGGTGTAGTATGTCTTGCCGTCTCGCTCATAGCTCCAGAGCTGCTGTGTAATTTCAGAATCCGTATTCCATCCCATCTTCGTATAGTTTATTAATTTTTATTTCAAACTCCCTGAACTTGTTCGTCATGTCATTAGGCATTAAAGGGAGTATTACCTTTCCGTCCATCTCTTCTTTCATTATCTGCATGAACTCAATGAACAGCTTACGCCCATCGTTCTTCGTGTGTTCAGCTGACTGATTCGTATATATTGATATCCTTGGCTCGCTCATTTGTTTCCGTTTTTAAAGAACCATCCAAACTTGTTGTTAAACCAAGTCGGAAGTTCCACACTCATAAGCGTCACCAACCACCCATAGAGTCCTGTCATTTGTAAATAGTATTTCGTATTCGTTACCGCTAACGATGTTGTTGTATCCGTCAGTCCAGTTAGGACTTTGACGCGGGTTGAACTTGATGCGGTAGTCCTGTTCATTTGGCTTGAGCCGATTGACCTCCAATACTTGGACAGTCTCGCACTCTATCCATGCACACACAGTCTTGTTCGCACCGTCGTGAATCTTCTTAGCCGCTGTTGGTTGCAAGCTTAGCTTACATCCTAGCATAGCTAGCTGATTTTCCTGTGGGTTTACATAAGACACCCTGTCTTCGTCTCCGTATTCTGTGCCTAGGTACTTGACCTGCCACTTCATGAAGTTCGTACCTCGTCCGAGGTGGAATCTAACTTTGTACATGAGATTTTTGATTTATAGTTTTCGTTTACTTGATTGAATGTGTACTCCGCCCACTCATTGAAGTCCTGTGTTGGGTTGACGTGTACACTTGATCGGACACACACTAGCGTCTGCCCCATTGTTTATCTTTTGGTTCTTCATCGAACACCACCATACTTCTGTCATCAGAGGGTGTGTTCCTTACTATGGTCTGTGCTTGCTCTCGTGTGAGTCCATCCATTAGGACTTCGGGTCGCTTCTCCCAATCACGGAAGACGCGGTATACTGCGTAGTTACTCATTGATATTAGGGTTTTGTTCGAGGAAAGCCTCGAAGATTTGTCGTGCCTTGTGCTTGGAGTATGTATCCTGCTGTGTCATAGTGCCTGTCCTCTGTGGGGTAGGCAAGTCTTCAATCCTGAAGTTGTCAGTTACATATCCTGATGCTCCATCACGGATACAGAAAGCTATGTTTCGTATGTGTTCTTCTTTGCGTTCGTGTGTCATTGTGTTTTGTTTATCGCTTTCAAGTGC